CGGCAACGCGGCGCTCTTTGATCGCGAGAGCGTCAACGTGGAAATGGCGTTCCAGAACGAAGACGACTTCATTCGCAACCTGATCACGATCCGCGCCGAAGAGCGCGTCGCCTTCGCCGTGTTCCAGCCGAAGGCATTCGCCAAAGGGCCGCTACTCAATCCGCTCGCGCTGACCGGATTGAACGTCGAAGAGAACGGCGGCATCAAGCCGAAGAAATGATCACCGTTCAATTTCTCAAGGATTACGTCGGGCCAGACGGGCGGCGGTTTCGCATGGGGGAGGTTGCCGCCTTTCCGCTCAACGTAGCGACGGAGCTCGTGCTGGCGGGGATCGCAAAGGATCGCCCGCCAGTCGTGCCCGTCGTCGAGCGTAAACGGGAGAACCTATGATCACGCTTCGCTTACTACTCATGGTTGTCGCGTTTATCTGCCTGCTCTTGAGCGGGCTCGGCGTGAGCGCGCCGAAGTTCAACTTGCAATCGCTCGGACTCGCACTCTGGCTGCTGGCGGTGATGCTGGTATGAACGACGAGACGCCGCCGATCCTGCCTAACACGCAGATCTCGACGCACGTGTTGAGCGATCTCGGCTCGCCCGCTGTGCCCGCCGCCTTCGAGGATCGTGATGTTTTTATTCGCGATATGGCGACGGTGCTCACGGGCGGCAGCGTGACGGGCAGCGACGGAACCTCCCCGCCGCCGCCCGTGACGCCGAGCGACTCGGCGGTGGGCCGCGCGCCGATCCTCTCGCTCGATCTGATCAAGCAGCAGTGTCATATCGAGCTCGATCAAACCGACGACGACGATTACTTAGAGCAACTCGAAATGGGCGCGCGGCTCTATACCGAGCGCTACCTGCGCTATCAGATCGACGTCACCGTCGGCGAAAACATCAAGCAGGGAATGCTCATCCTGATCGCCGACTGGTATCGCAATCGCGAGCTCATGCGCGACGGGCGATGGGTGGCCGCGCCGATTGCCTTCCAGGCGCTCATGAGCATGGAGCGGGACTACCCGACGTACACGTAATGGATGCCGGAATCGAATCAGGCGCGCTCGACAAACGCGTCACGCTGCTCTCGCCCGTCTACAACGAGACGCTCGACGAGATCATCGGCTGGACTGCCGTGACGCGCGTCTGGGCGGGGATCTCGCCGACGGTGGCGCGCGAGACGAATCAGGCGGGCGCGACGGTGGCGATCAACATGATCACCGTCGTGATCCGCTACCGCGCCGACGTGGATGCCCGCTGGCGCATTCAGGATCGGACGCACACGTACCAGATCAAGGGCATCAACAACGTGCTGCGCCGCGACGTGCAACTGCAACTACTTTGCGAGGATGTGCAATGACAACACCCGGAAGACAGATTACCGACATGCTGATCGAGCGGCCCGAGCGGCGGCGCTTCGAGATCGCACTGGATCGGAAAGCGATTCTGAGTTATCCGTCAACGGCGGAAACCGTCGGCAGAGTGATTCCCGGCCCGACGTTGCCGCTGCGCATGCGCTCGTTGATCGCGCCGGGAACGACAACCGGATCGGGCATTCTCTACGTGCGCGAGACGAGCTTTACGTCGAGCCCGATCAAGCCGATCAATCCCGGCGCGCTCAAGCCCGCCGCGAATCTCAGCTATGACGTGCAGCAGCAACCCGTCATCACCATCCCGGCTTACATGAAGCTCCCCGATCAGTACTGGGAAGACTTCACCATGCTCGAAAGCTGGATGGACACGCGCCTGCTCTACGGGCTCGCGATGGCGGAAGAGAACCAGCTTTTGAACGGCGACGGCACCGCGCCCAACTTGCAGGGCTTCATGCTCGTCGCCATCACCGCGCCGGGGCCTGTAACGCCGCCCGCGCCGGGAGCCGGGGCCGTGCTCGCGGGCGTGGCGAGCGGCGTCGCCGCGCTCTATGGCAGAGGCTATGCGGCGACAGGCGTCGTGCTCAACCCGAATGACTTCGGCGTGATGCTCATGGCGCTCGGCTCGCCCGAGCTCGTGACGACGCCCGTCTCGCTCTGGGGCATCCCCGTCGTGATCTCGTCGGCGATGGCGAGCGGCAACTATCTCGTCGGCCAGTTCGATCCGTACTCGCAGATCTTTGATCGCGAGGAAGCGGGCGTCGAGATCGCCACCGAAAACGAAGACGACTTCGTAAAAAATCTCGTCACCGTGCGCGCCGAAGAGAGGCTCGCGCTCGCCATCTATCAACCCGCCGCCTTCGCGAAAGGAACGTTTCTACTCTCATGATGCCGCCGCCGATGTTTAGAACCATCGATCCCGACGAGCAGGCGATCTTCGACGCCATGTTCGCCTTCATGAATGCGCAAGGCGTGCCGACGTGCAACTCGTGGGCGAACCAGACGGGCAGCGGCTTGTCGTACGGACTCTCGGCGACGGGCTTCGACGGCTCGCAGGTATCGCACACGTACTTCCAGCCGGGATCGAAAGTCGTGATCACGCCGACCAATGCGTCGCTCGGCCCCGGCGAGACGCAGCAAATGGCGGCGATGGCAACCGACGCCGACGGCAACGATATCGCGGGCGCAACCTTCACCTGGACGATGCAGGCGGGCAGTCCCGGCACAGTCGATGCCACGGGCTTGTATACCGCGCCTGCGTCGATTCCGTTCGCGTCGTCGGCGGTGGTTACCGCGACGCTCACCGACAAGAGCGCCTGGAGCAGCATGAACATTGCGCTACACCCATGAACACGACGCGCAAGATCACCACGACGACGAAGGCGATGAAGATCGAGGGCGTGCCGCAACTGGTGAAGACGCTCAACACGATCATGCTCACGCTCTCGGGCGAAGGCGTCGCCGCCTTCAACCAACGCCTGCGCGACATCTGCATGAAGCCCGCGCTCACCATCAAGCGCGAAGCGCAGGATCTCGCGCCCGTCGAGACGGGCAAGCTCAAGGCGGGGCTCTTCGCCGCGCCGCTCAAAGCGAAGCCGGGAGCCGTCGTCGGCGTGCATCACGTCTGGTACGCGCCGTATGTGGAATTCGGCTCGTCGCGCGCGTCGGCGCACCCGTTCCTGCGGCCCGCGATCAACGCGGCGCGTCCGCTCTTCGCGAACATGATGGCGGGCGATATCGCGCAACTGATCGCCGACGCGGCGGCGACGGAAGCGTGGCACGGGGAGGGCGGCTGATGATTTTTGAAGACGTGCTGCGCGCCATGCTCGTGCAGTTGAATCTCGTCGATAAGCGCGTGTGGCTGATGCGCGCGCCGCAGAAGCCGACAGTCGTGCCGATGGTGCCGTACATGGTATTCCTGCCCGTCGGCCCGAGCCCGTTGCACTCGATCACCGCGCCGCTCGACGTGCTGCGCCGCGAGTACCAGATCACCATCTTCGATACGTCGCAGTCGCGCGCGCTCGCCATCGCCGACTCGCTGCGCAAGCGCTTCGACGGGTTGCACGATTTTAACTATCTCGACATCCACTTCGGTGCGATCTTATACCGCCTGCAAACCGTGTTCTATGAAAACGACGTCGAGTTACACAGCGTCGTGACGACGTTCGATATCTTTTTCCAATATCTGGTGAACCCAGTAATCAACCCACTTAGGCAAGACTTACGGCAAGACTTACGGAAGTAAAACTATGGCAACCACATTTGCAGTTGTTCCGCCCCCGGTACTTCCGGCGGGCGTTCCTCCCGATCCCGCAGTCGCGGCATTCGGCACCCAGATTCAGATCTTGAGCACGTCTTCGCCCGAAGCGTTTACGACTATCGCGGGCGTCGGCGACATAACCGGATTCAATACGAGCGTGGCGGAAACCGAGACGACATCGCACTCGACGGGCAAGCCGCACCGCACGTTCATCCCGACGCTGATCGACGACGGCGATCTGGCGTTCCCGTGTTTCTTCAATCCGAGCGATCCGACGCACTCGCTGTTCTCGCCCTTCGGCCTGGAGAACCTCTACCAGAATCGCGCGGTAACCAAATTCCGCATGATCAATACCGACTCGACGCACCGCACGCGCGAGTTTCTCGGCTTCGTGAAGCAACTCGGCGAGACATACCCGACGGCGGGCGTCTGCACGCGGCAAGTCACGATCCGCGTGTCGAGCGTGCCCACCGACATCCAGGCGACGGTGACGCTCGTGCCCACGAACAACCTCACCGAAACGGCGGCGGGCGGATCGGCGTCGGTTGCCGTCACCAGCCCCGATACGATGCCGTGGACGGCAACGAGCGATCAGGCGTGGCTCACCATCGATTCGCCGACTGCGCCCGTCACGGGCAACGGCAGCGTCGCGTACACGGTGGCCCCGAGCACCGCGCCGACGCCGATCCGCACGGGGCATATCACCATCGGCGACAAGTCGTTTACGGTGACGCAAGCGGCGGGAGTGTAACCCATGCTCCAGGTGCAAGCCGGATCGCCCGTCCAGTTCGCGATGGGCGACAAGACGTACAGCCTGCGCTTCACGCTGCGCGCGCTGAAGACGCTAGAGCAAGAGCACAAGATCAGCGTGATGCGCGGCGGCGACAACATGATCGCCGCCGTGCGCGATCCCGAGCGGCTCGCGCTGATCCTGTTCTACGGTTTGCGTGGCTCGCATCCCGAGATCACGCTCGACTGGGTAGAAGACAATTTCGATTCCGGCATGCTGCTCGATCTCGCGCCTGTGATCGCGCAGGCGATCAGCGGCAAGCCCGTCGAAGTCCCAAACGAATCGACGCCCGAAAAGCCGAATGGAATTGGCTTACTATCTGGGCCATCGGGCGATACGATCTCCGACTCGCCGAAGACGAATTCTGGAATCTCAACGTTGAAGAATTAAACGCTCTGATCGAGCGTCATCTCGAAGGCGAGCGATTCCATGAATATTGCGCGGCGCTTCCTGCGTGGGTGGACTACAGTCTCAACCG